ATCGGCGGCGTCTCGGTGACGATCACGTTTGGCGTATAGACGTTGGAATCATCGTGCGTGGCTTCGCATTTGATGATGCCGTCGGCGGTCACCATCTTGGCCAGGCGCATCGTGAAGCCGTACACCACCACGATGTCCGTCGGCTCGAGGTAGCCATACTTCCTTGGGAGTGTGAAGCTGTACGTCAGCCGCGCCACCCATGCCCCATGCAGGTTGACCTCCGCGACCTCCTGCGCTTTGGTATCGGTCATGACGATCGATATTTCCATCGTCTGCTCTTCGCCGCTGGCGCCCACCAGGCGCTTGGCCACGCGCACTGCCTGCGAATAGGAGGTCGCCGCCTGCAAGTACTTCACGCTCATCGTGCGCGGCAGCTCGCTTTCCATGCGTCGCGTGGTTTCCAGCGGATCTGGCGGCTCGGTACCCGCTTCGAATGCGCCCACCTCATCATCCGGGATCACCGCTGCAATCGCCCCGCCCCGCTTGACGAACTTGACCACACCATCCGACTCCACCGCGTCGAAGAAAAAGGCCGGCATCAACGCGCTGATAGCGTCGCGCACCCTCATCTGCGCGGCGATCGCATAGCCATCCACGGTGTCGGTGAGGGCCCTGACGTCGACCTGGGCGCTCGTGAGGCCCGCTCGCTGCGAAAGGTCCGAGACGATGGACGAAAGCTGCTCTCCCTGCGGCGTCAGCGTGTCGTCGGACTGGCTGATATACCAGTTATCAACTTCTTCGGCGAAGGAGCCTGGTTGCAAGTAATTGGCCGACCAAGGATCGCTCGCGCTGGCTGCCATGGTCACCGTCCCGCCAAAGCGCACTGCGTACAGCAGGTCGGCCGTGGTCTGGTAAAACATCGCCTGGACATCAGCGGTGCCGTGGTAGCCGCCAGCGGCCTGCGAAATCACCGCCGGTACATCTGCGTTCATCAGCACGTAGTAGTCGATGGCGAGCCACTGCTCCCCGGCGATCACCACCTTGTTCGGCGTGCCTGGAACGAACGCAAACGGCTCGCCAATCAGGGCGAGCGGCGCAGCGAAGGTGTCCGAATAGATCAACCCGACGGGCGTAGCCGGCCAGCCGGAGGGCGGATACGATGGATCGCTCACGTGTACGGTCAGGTTGCCGCCCGAGGCGGCGGCCGACCAGATGAAACCGGTGTTCGGGTCCACTGCGCACTGGGTCCCGCTCGCCGTCGCGGGCGCCCCCAGATCGAGCGCAGGCTGCGCCGCCGCCAGTGCGTGACCGGTCAGCGTCGGCCCGGCGCTCAGCACATAGACCATCGGCGCCGAGTCGGCGGGCTTGTACAGGCCATACGACACCATGGCACCCGACGCGCCGGAGTCGGCCGCATACGTAGAGGTTGGCAGGTGGGTGTCCGGGTCCATCAGGTACAGCGACACGCGGTCTGCAACACCGGTCGACCCGCTGGCCGCGAAGATATAGGACCCGTTGTGATACACGCCGCCCTTCAGCGCAGCTCCCAGGTTCGGTTCTGCTCCTGCGGCGGCCGAAATGGCGTGCGTGGTCAGCACGCCGGTGGTGATCGGCATCACCGCGTACTCCATCATGGGCGGCAGGAACCGGACGAACACCTGGCGGTCCTCGTCCCAGAACCAGCTATCGGCACCGGATGCCGAGACATCCGTGAACGAGTAATGCTTGTAGAGCGTATCGTCGCTCAGCCGCCGGATGATGACGCCGTGGTAACTGCCCCAGTAGAAGGTGGCCCAATACTCGGCGGTGACGATGACCTTGCCGATCCACACCGTTCCCAGGTTGTCGGGTGCGGTGCTCAGGTCGGTTTTACCGACCTCAATGGTGAGGAATGGAATGCGGTTACCGTCCTTGGCGACCGGGAAGTGCTCGAGCACCAGGTATGCCGTTCCGCGATAGCCCGGAACGTTGCCCACGCCCTCATACGACTCAATGAGCGCATCCGGCAATTGCGTTTCGCTGCCTCGATAAAAGCGCAACAGCGCTCCCTCGGCCTCGCCTTCCAGCAAGGCACCGTCATAGATCAAGCGCTTTTCCGGGCCGGCCCAGACTCGCCCAAGCGAGACTTCGCCCTCGCAGATCGCGACCGCGAAGTTGGCGAAATAGCTGTATGTGGTGGATTCGCTGCCTCCCTTTCCACCGCCAGAGTCGCCGGCGACCTCGACCAGATCCGACGCCCAGATCACGTTTCCGGCGAGGCCCACCGTGCCGTAGACAATCGGCAGCGGCCGGCCGTACTCCGACGATTGCGCCTTCAAATCCTGCAGGCGCGGCCCATCCGAACCCTTCTGCGGGAACAGCAAGCCGCCGACAATGCTGCCGAGCATCCAGCCCCAGGCCGGGGAGATCAACCCGCCGCTGACAAAGGCCAGGCCCAGTCCGATGACACCGCCGACGACGTTGCCGCTCATGCCTCAACTCCAGGGAAGCGCCAGACGGAGACGACGCGCGCGGCCCACTGTTCGTCCAACCGGTGCTCGACGACCTTGCTCAGTCCGGAGCCGTTGTACGCATGGATCAGAGAAAAGCCGCCCAGGCGGTAATTGCCCAGAATCCCGAAGTGCTGCGGCTCGACGCGGAACTTGAGCCAGGCCACGTCCCCGATCTTCATCTGGTCCTTGGGCACGCGCACGAGGTTCGCCTCCAGGACATTTCGCATTTCAGCCGGCTGCGGCAGACGCCCGTAGTTGGCCAGGTCCTGGAAGTCCATGCCGAGACGGCGCGCGACGAAGATCGGCACGCCGGCGCAATCCATGGCCAGGCCGTTGATGCGCTGCTGGTGAGCATACGGTGTGTTCAACGTTTCTCTCGCGATGGCGACGATGTCGAGCGGTAACGTCATTGCGGCCCCGCATAGACACGGCTGCCGGGCAGCAGATCGAAACCGCGATGGTTCACCACGTTGTCGAACTTATCGCGGCAATCCTCGGTCTTGCGTTTCGTGCAGCCGGCGTACATTGAATAGGTGTCGCCCACCTGCACGGCAAACGGCATGAATTCCTGCAGCGTGATGACGCCAGCGGAGCTGCTTTGCTTGACCTCCATCGACAGGCCTGCATTCAACCCGGTCAACCACGTGATCTTTCCGGCGGTGAACCGGTCGTTCGCCTCGGTGCGCGCGGCGTCGGCAAACTGCCGGTTGCTGGCAACTGCGTCAATCGCGCCGGTGACGGTGAACGGCCCGAGATCTACCCCGCAGCGTGCGTCTCCCAGGTCCGCGTCGCATTCCTTTGCGAACAGCCGAACAATCTTGCGGGAATACGCCTGCGTCAGGCCGCGCAGCTCGGCGCGGAAGGCGGCCAGACCGCCCTTGACCTCACCTAGCGTACCCTCGCGCATTCGGTTGCGACCCATCGTCAGGTCTTTGAAGTTGACCTCGAAAATTTCCACTGCAGCGAAGTCCCAGATCCCGCTGTGAATGTCTGAATCGATGATCGCGGGGGAGACCAGGAAGCCCTCGAGCTCCAGGTTGTCGGGCGACAGGTCGGCGCCGCTCTCGACGTCAGTGGGCGTATAGGCGGCCACCGACAGATAAGTGACGCCACTGAAGACGATATCGCGATCATGAGAGGTCGCGGCGACCACGGTGCCGTTGGTGAGCGTGGCTTTCCAGCAGGTGGCGAGCGTGGTCGACCCCAGCGCATAGTGGGCCTTGAGCGCTGTGCCCCAGGCCTTCACTCCCGAATCTCCTGCAGCACCACCGACGGCCCGCTCAGGTAGCGTGCGTCCGGGTCCGGGCCGCTGACGGTCATGGTCCAGTCGATCGTGTCGTTGGCGAAGTGCACCGGCACATAGAAGTACCCGGTCCAAGTCACCAGCGAGGGCGATGGGTTGGACGGGATGGTCGCAATGCCGGTCTCCGCGTCCAGTGTGTAGTCGGTGGTCACGGTCAGCGCCACCCCCGACACCATCAGAGCGAAGCCGGCGGCGCGCGGCCGCGTGATCTTGCGATCCTTGGTCCTGCTGGCATGGGTGTAGCGGCGATACAGCTGGAAATGGTTCGATCCGAGCCCCGCTACCAGGCCGCCCGAGCTGACCAGGCAGTCTTTTGGATCCTGCATCAAAAAGCCATAGGCGCCGCCGTCAGTGACTTCGTGCAGGGTCTCCATGTACTGCCAGTCCGCCCGGCGCAACGGCACCGTGGACCAGTCGTACTCGCGCAGCGTCTGCTCCCAGCCGACGTTGACGTATTGGGCGCCATTGACTTGCGAAACTCTGCGGTTCTGGCGCACCTGGCGGCCTCTGACGCCGGCGGCCAGGACCGTGTTGCTCAGGATCACATCGGCGAAAACTGTGATGGCCATATCAGGTATTCCTGGCCCGCCTGCCGGCCTGAATCTGCATACCGCGCTGGATGTCGCGGCCCTGGTTCATCGCCTGCTCGCGGGACATGCCGGGCGTTGCCGTGACCTGGACGATGTAGGTGTCGCCGCCCGCAGCCGACAGCGCGGCGGCAGCGTCCTTGACTTGGCCCCCGCGCTGGCCCGTCAGCAGATATTGCTTGCCCGCCATTTCGAGCAGCTCCGGGCGGCCGCGCTCGTTGACCTCGATCAGGCTCGCCGCGGATACCGGGCCGCCGATGGCGCGGCCACCTGAAACGCCCTTGCGGTGCATCTGTTCCAGCGTTTCAAGCCCGATCGACTTGACGGCCGGCGCGCTGAAGACGTACTCCTTGCCGTGCACGACGCCGGCCACCTGATCGACGCCGACATCCCCGGTGTAGCCGCCCTTGTCTCCGAAGAACAGCGCCAGGCCTTCATCGCTGGCGATCGTACCGCCGGCATTTCCGCCGCCAAACAGGCTGAAGATGGAGCCCACCCCATTCGCTGCGGACGAACCAGAAACAGCGGCCAGCGCCGCAGCGGCTGAAGATGCGGCTGTAGCAAGCGCTGCAAGGGCCGCGGCAGACGATGCCGAGGCGGCTGCGATGGCAGATGATGCAGCGACTTCAGCCGCCGACAGGGCCGAGGCGGAGGCAGTGGAGGACGTGAGGGCCACCGTATTGGCTGTAACCGCCGCAGTTTGGGCTGCTGTCTGGGCAGTCGCAGCAGCAGCGGCAGCACCGGCCGCACCGGATCCAGCGGCCGACCCGCCGATGCTCTTGAACAGGCTGCCGAACAGGTCCGAGCCCTTCAGTGCCTCCATCCCCTGCTCCAGCACCTGGCGCACGGACATGCGGGTGATGTCCGAGCTGATCGAGTTCAGCAGCTCCTTGAAGCCACCCTTGCCGGTGGAGATAAAGCTGGTGAGCGAGTCCTCCAGGCCCTTAAAGGCGTTGTCGAACAGGTCCTTGGTCTGGCCCGCCACGTCCCGGGCCTTGTCGATGTAGTTGTTCAGCGATTCGGTGAAGCCGTTGACCCAGTCGCCCTGCTTGGCCTCCATGGCGATCGTGCGCTGGTTGAACAGGTCGACCTCCGCCGCGTAGGTTTCGCGCGCGACCTGCAGGTACTGGGCGAACTCGCTTTCGGTGATCTGCTTGTTGCGCCGGTCGCGCTCCAGGCGCTGCTTTTCCTTCAGGAACCCGTCTTCCAGCTCGTTCAGCCCGCTCTGGCGCTCGCGGAACTTCTCGCCCTTGCCCATACCTTCGAGCTCGCGCGCGTTGCGCTTGGCCAGCGTGTCCAGGTACTCCCGCGCGGCGATCGTGGCGTCCTGATAGGCCTGCGTCGATTTGGCGATCGACGAGCGCTCCTGGATGCCCAGCACTTCGATGCTGGCGACGGCGTTCTCCCGGACCTTGGCGCGCTGGCTCTCCAGGTCCAGGATCTTGCGATCGGCCTCGATCTTGTCCTTGCCGGCGAGCTTTTCGGCCTTGACCCGCTCGATCTGCTGGCCCAGCGCATCATCCTGCGCCTGAGCGTTCAAGTTGATCAGAGCCAGCTTCGCCGCGTAGTAGTCGCGCTCGTCCACCAGCCCGGCTGCCCGCTGGGCCTGCATGATGTTTTCGGCGTTGCCGTAGGTGTTGATCAGGGCGTCGGACGCCTTCTTGATCTGCTCCAGATCGAACGCAAGTTGCGCCTTGGCTTCCTGGGCGGCAGTGCTGGCGCCGCTCTTGTCCTTGGTGGCAGCACCGCTGAATTTCAAGCGCGGCCGGGTGCCGGCGCGGTCCATGCGGGCGAAATCGCCGGTTGTTTTCCCTGACGCAATTGAAGTGCCGTTGCCGATGTTCAGGATGGCGGCCTGGAATCGATCCAGTTCGGCGCGGGCCCGGATGGCATCCTCGCGCACGGCATCGCTGATCGCGCTGAATCCGGCAAAGTCCAGGCGGGCCAGCGCAGCAAGCTGGGCGGCAATCGCGCCAATCTCGCGTCCGACGCCCTTGAAGACGAAACCCACGTCAGAGGCGACGATGGCGATGGTCTGGAATACCACCACAGCCCCAGCCAGTGCCCCTTTTAGCAGGTCGGACGCTGTCGCGGCGAAGTCCTGATCCTTGGCAAGCTGCGCAATCGTGGCGGTGAAATCGTTGAGCGCCGGCAACATATCGCTGGCGATCGCCTGCGCGTGCAGACTGATCTCGGCGCGCAGCTTGCCCTGCTTGTCGCTGTACTCGTCGGCCAGGCGGATCTGTTCGGCCGTCAGGATGTTCTGGCGCCCGCCCTCCTGCCCCAACTCCTTCAGGAACGGCAGCAACTCGGCGCCAGACTTGCCGAACAGCGCCATGGCGACGGCGGTCTTCTCCGCGCCATCTTCGAATCCGGCCAGCGCCTTGGCCACCACCTCGAACTGATCGGCGGCCTTCAGGTCCTTGAACGTCTTCAGGTCCAAGCCCAGCGCGGTAACAGCAGCCCCCGCCGCCTTGGATTCATCGTCGACGCCGGTCAAGCCTTTGGTCAGCCGCTCGGACGCCGCCGTGATAGTTTCCATCGACGTGTTGGCCGTCCCCGCTGCCACCGCCAGCGAGGCGATGTTCACCGCCGTGTCGCCAGTCTTTTCGGCGATATCCTGGAAATCGCCGGCCTTCTTGATCAGCTTGTCGAACGCGATCGTGGCCGCAATGAGCCCCGCCCCGGCGGCGGCGGCCAGACCGATGAAGGCCGTCCGCATGCGAGCCCCGATGGCCGCGCCGCGCTCATAACCCGCGACCATCTTCAGGGCCGAGTCCGCGGCGGCCAGCTGCTCCTTTGAAGCCCCGCGCAGGGACAGCTTGTAGAGCTCGGTCTCCCGCGCGGTCTTGCCGGTGGTCGCCGCCTGCATCTCCAGGCGCTTGACGTAGCGGTCGATGGAGTCCGACGCCCTCTTGCTCGCTTCGGACGTGGCTCCGCCCAGACTCCTGATGGAACGCTTGGCGTCCTCGATGCCAGCCTTGATGCCCTTGGCGTCGACGCTGGCCTCAATGACCCCGCGGCCAATTACATCGGTCATTTGCTCTGCCTCATGATTTCAAGCGCGGCGTCTTCAAGGACGCGCAGATCCTCAAAGATGTCGGGCCAGTCGCCAGCACGAATGCGCTGGGCCAGACGCACTTCGCGGAAGGCCTCAGGCCGCAGGCCCGTGGGACCGTTCGGGCCCATGTTCCAGCTGCCCCCGCCCAGGGCGATGAAGAAGTTCACGGCCGGCAGGTTGTCGGGCCAGACTTCAGTTGGCGGCGCACTCGCTTCCTCCAACGTCAGGCCCCACTTGGCGGCCTCTTGCGGTGTCGGTGGCTTCTCGTCGGTGTAGAGCCTGCGAGCTACCGCCTTCAGTTTCCCGCTTTGGCCTTGATCAGTTCCGTCTTGTAGGCCTCGTAGACCGCCAGCGCCGCGCCGATGTAGTTCTCCAGCAGCTCCTTCACGTTCTCAGGCGTGAAGGCGTCTTCCAGGTCCCAGCCTGTGACCATCTCGAGGAAGGTTTCCTGGTCGCTCTTGTCCTGGCGAGTGGAGACGAACTCCACCAATTCGGTCTTGGTGCGGTGCTTGAAGGTGAACAGGACATCCACCGAAGCGCCGCCCGCCACCGGAATGCCCACCTTTGCCAGGAAGGTGGGATTGGCTTTGAGTGCGAGCTTGGCCATCACGAGGCATACCTCACCGGCTCGTTCAGCAGCGAAAGCGTGACTTCCACCGCCATCAGCTCATTGACCGTCAGGCTCGGCGTCTTGTTCAGGCTGATGTAGGCGTTGTAGAACAGCAGCGCGCCCGAGGGCAGCGTGATTCGAACCGCGCGCTGCAGGCGGTCGTCGTTGGCCGCCGCCGCCAAGATGTAGCCTGCCAGGGTGTCGTCGTCGCCCACACTGAATGTCAGGCCGGCGGCGTTCTTGAAAGTCGGAATACGCTTTTGCGCGTCGCCTTCCAGGAATTGGTATTCCAGGAACTGCTGTTCGCCACCGTTGGAGCCCGACTGCAGGATCTGCGTGAGCTGGGTCCACCCGGTGATCTCGCGAACCGTCCCGACGCCGTTGCCGGGCGGGTAGATCGAGGTCAATGTGGTGCTGTAGCCTTCCAGCGTCACGTCATTGGTGGCGACGGCGCTGACGCGCACGATCTTGTCAGTCAAGCGCGACCAGCCGGACGTGACTTCCAGAATGTCGCTCACGATTACGCCGTGCGAGGCTTCCAACGTTGCGACCGCCGGACTGGCATTGGTGACCGCCGACATGGTTTTGACGGCGCCATAGCCAGAGGCGATGTGGATCAGCGATCCGTTGGGGACGCGGACTGTCATGATGATTTCCTTTCGGGATAAAAAAAAGCCGCCCGAAGGCGGCTGGTGAATGGGCCCGCAAAGGGCGCTGGTAAAACCTAGAACCAGAACGAGAAGTCCTGGCGGGTGCCGTACAGGCGCGTGTCTTGCTCGTACACTGCCGTGGGCTCATCCAGGACGGTGGTCTGCAGCGCCGTGTAGGCGCGAAGCGTGTCCTCCACGCTGCGCGAGAGCGCTGCCGCGCTGTCGCGGTCGGCCGCCCAGACGTTGATCTGAAAGCGCGCGTTCTTCTTGTCTGGCAGCGTCGCCGCGTCGACAAAATTCACCGGCGCGCCGCCCACTTGCTGGAAGGTGATGCGCGGCAGCGCCGTCACGGTTTGCGGCGCGACGTCTCGGTAGACTCGATCGGCCACCAGCGTTCTGAGCGCCGCGAAGATGCTGTCCTCCACCGTCATACGTTGCCGGCCAATGCCGCGTGCACCCGCTCCCACAGCCGAGCGCGCATCACATCCAGCGCGTGAGCGCGGCGCGCTTCCCAGGACGGACGGATGAAAGGCCGCGCCGCGGCTTTGGAGGTGCCGAACTCCAGGAAGCGCCAGTAATAGGCGTCTCCGATCGCACTTTCCTGCCCGACGCGGCCCTTGCGGCGATTGGCCCGCGTGTTGGCGTATTTGCCCCCGCGCACCCGCACCACATAGGTCTGCAGCTTCGCGCCGGAGGATTTGTCGCGCGCGTGCGCTGTGATGATCTGGGACTTGAGTAACCCGGTGGCGACTGGGGCGCGCGCCATGAGCTCTTCTTTGAAGACCGCAGCACCGGCAAAGGAGGCCGAGCGCAGAGCCGATTCGCCGACGGCCGCGCCCAGGCGCTGCAGCGCTTGTTCGAGCCCGCGCACCTTGATTTGCACACTAGCCATTGACGATCTCGCTCACCGGGAGGGTCAGATACTCGGTGCCGCTGGCCGCATCCGGCAGAACACCTTCGATGTTGTAGGTGCGCTCGCCATGGATGATGCGCATGGACGGCATGACACCGGCCAAATAGCGGATTCGTATGCGCGCGACGACCTGGGAGCTGAGCGCCGATGCCTGCAGGAATTCGCGCGCCGACAGCGGCTCTACGGATGCCCACACGGTTGCAAATGCAGTCCAGGCGTTGGTGACGACCCCCGTCAGTGGATCCTGCATCGGAACCAAGCTCTGCAAAGTCACCCGATGGCGCAGTCTGCCGGCCTGCATCTCAGATCCTCACCACGCGCCAGGGATCCAGCAGGCCAGCCACATAAAAGTGGCGCGTGCTGCTGCCGGTGGCGTCGACCTCTTCGCGGTTGGCGTAGATGGTGGCCACCCGCATCTTGATCCAGCGCTTGATGCCCTCGGGCACGTCTTCGGCGGCCGGACCAAAGCCAGCGGTGTAATCGATGTTGACCGCTGCGATTTGAGGCAGCGCTGCGGGCCAAGTCTTGCCGTAGGCCGGCGTGATTCGTCCCGGGCAGCCGCTCAAGTCCGTTGCATAGTCAGCGGGCGCCATCGTCTGCGTCCCCCCGCTCATGTCTGCGTACGTGATGCTGGCGACAGATAGGACGGTTCCGCGTTCCAGCTCGATCGCGCGCGCCGGGAATGCATCGAGCACCAGCCGCCAGCCCTGGGTGATCAAGCTGCGCTGTAGCTGCGTCTCCGCATCCTGCCGGGCGGCTGCGATGAGGGACGCGAGCAGGGCATCTTCGCCCGTGCCATCGACTCGACAGAACAGGCGTGCCTCGGCCAGCGTCACCGGTTCGACGGCAGGAGGGCTGGTTTGAACGAGCATGGCATCCTTGGGCCAAGCCCCGCGGCATCAAGCCTCAGGGCTCGGGGGAATCAGACCGTCTGAACGACGCTCGCCTGATTGAACGCCGACGCAGGCGCATAGCGCGGATGCACACCCAGCAGCGTCGCGCCGAAGATCGACGCGGCGGCGCCCACGGTGGCTGACAGCGCAACCCAGGCAAAGCCCCCGTCGTGGTCGAGATCATCCGAGCGACATTCCAGGATCGCCTGCTTGTTGTCGCCACTGGCCTTGACGATCTGGGCGATCCCCTTGCCCGGGATGTCCTTGGCACCGGTGCCGGTAGCATCGGTGGCCTGGCGCAGCTTGGCGTCCAGGGTGGCGGCGGTGCCCAGCACGCCGGTGTTGATCAGCGCAGCAAAGCTGTGGAAATTGGCCACCGGCACCCAGGCCGTGACCACGGTGCCGGCCCCCACGCTGGCGGGGTCCAGGCTTGCCAGGACGGCGGTGCGCTCGGCGAACTTGACATTGGGATTCATGATGGAGCTCCAGTAATCAGACATGGTTGTGAAGCCGGCCCGGCGAGGGCCGGAGTCGGATCAGCGCGCAGCCAGCTGGATGTAGGGCGACAGCGCATTGCTGCCCTTGGCGGGTGCGATGGGGCTGGCGATCTTGGATTGCCCGTCCATGCGGAAGGTGGTGCGAAACGCCGTCAGATCCGCATCGAAGTACAGGTGCATCGAAGTCGCCGTCTGCATACCACCGGCTTTGGTGATGGTCTGGTAGTACGAGAGGTCGACCAGCATCACGTCGCCCTGAGACGAGAAGGTGTTGGCGTGCTGCGAAACGAACACCGGGCGACCGAGGAGCGTGCCGTAGGGCGAGACCTGGATGCCGCCGACGGCCGCCGACATGGGCAGGTAGATCGGGTAATTGCCCAAACTCAACGTGAAGAGCGCCGGCAGGACGT